AGATTGAGAGGTGTCCTATAGTGAGGTATAGGCTCCCTAAAAATTTTCAGCCATTATCTGGCAATAGATTTGAAATTATTTTTAAAGGAATTCTTATGATTGTAAGAACCAAAAATATAGCAACACAAAAGATCAAAGATAGCACAGCAAACGATGGTCTTGCTCAATATACGAAAGCCCAAAAAGAGTTTGCCAAAAGGCAAGCAGATAATCATTTAGGGAGTGCAGCAAAACATGTTACAAAAGCTAATGATATTTTGTACGAAGCTGGTTTAATTAAAGGTGAGTTGATCAGATAGTAACTTATTTGGTTACTCCAACCCGTTAAATTAACCCCTTGCTGTCCCTCCCTTTATAAATCCCTAGATGTAATTGTTGTAATTATTATCTAAGAAATAAATACTTAATATTAAATAACTCTATAACTAAAATTAACTAAGAGAGAAATTAAATGGCATTAGACCAACCATCACATAACAGGCGTAAGGAAGTGTTATGTCCTTGTGAGATGAAACAACAAATAGAGCAAATGATTGAAGATGTTGAAAACTTCTCAAAAGCATTTCCAGAAGGTATAGAAAAGCATCGACAATTTCATGAAGCAGCTACTGCAGCTAAAAATGCTGAGAAGGAATTTTATGACTCGTTAAAAACAGAAGTAATGAAGAAAGGTGTGGCAGGGATATTCGCTGTAATCGTTATAATCTTAGGATTAGCACTTACAGGTCTCGGTCATGAATTAGTAAGCAATGGAGTGATTGGAAAATAAATGTTACCCTTTTTAATGCCACTATTAACTACCTTAGCAGGAAATGGTTTGAATATTTTAGCTGGTGCAATTACAGCAAAAGGTAAAGATGTAGTAGAAGATGTATTGGGTATTAAAATACCTGATGATGCAGCAAAATTAACACCTGAATTAATTTCACAATTGAAAATTAAGGAAATGGAACATGAAGAAAAACTGATTGAACTATCGTTGGAAGAAGCTAAAATTGAATTAGAGGCTAATAAAGATAGTAATCTTGCAGTTACAGATAGATGGAAAGCTGATATGTCTTCTGACTCTTGGCTTTCTAAGAATATTAGACCATTAGTTTTAGTGTACCTATTATCAGCATATACCGTATTCTCGTTAATGTCTGCTGCAAATTTGGATATTAACCAAGCATATGTTGAACTATTAGCCCAATGGGGCATGTTAGTTATGTCTGCATATTTTGTAGGACGTACTGTTGAGAAGACTATTGCAATTAGGAAGGACAAATAATGAGCATGGTTCAAGAACAACAAGCATTTCTTTTAGATTTTTGTGAATTGATTAAGTATGCAGTGTCACTTGGCTTTGAAGTAACAGCTGGTGAATTACAACGTCCTATTGAAATGCAAAAGATTTATGTCCAAACAGGGCGTAGTAAGACAATGAATAGCTACCACATCAAGCGGCTAGCTGGCGATTTAAATTTCTTTCTTAACGGAAAGTATGTTACAGATGTAGATACAATTAAGCCTATTGGCTTGTATTGGGAATCGTTATCTCCCAAGAATAGATGGGGTGGAAACTTTGATAAGAATTGGGCTAAACCTGATAATTTCAAAGATACACCGCACTTCGAAAGACGACTTTAGTAAGACACCCTGATGGACAATAAAATGTTTATCAGGGATAAAACCTAACTGCGGAAAAACAGGTATCTTATATGAAGGAACAAAGGAATCCAATCAACTCAAAGGAGTGACAAATGACAATTTCAAATTTATACTATGAATGCCATGTAATAATTGAGCCTATCTTTGACGAAGAAAAGCTTAAACAATTAAAACTAATTTGTAAAAGATTTGGTTTTAGACTTGCAGATTTACTTATGCAAAAACGTAAGGAAGATACACCAGAGCGAAATAAGAACGATACCTTCTGCACTTCTCATGATAGTGATTTAAAGAAGTATACAAATAATCTAGTGATGCTAGTAATGACCCTCCAAAATAATAACTTTAAGGTATGGCGTTATAAAATAGAGGATGTTGTTATAGACTCACGTACTGAAGATATTTTAAAATTATTATAAGGAGGCTAAGATGGGTATGTATGATACTGTAATTGCTACATGTAAATGTGGTTGTATTATCGAGTTTCAAAGTAAGGCAGGTGAGTGTGAATTCAGATATTATCCTATAGATGCAGTTCCAGCTGAAATAGCTAGAGATCTTAAAGGTCAATCTGAAGTATGCCCTAAGTGTGGTATTGAGTATATGCTAAAGGGTAAAGTAAAAAAGATTAAAATGGAGCTTGTTTCAGTAAGTAGTGAATAGCAGAAAAAGGAGAACTAAAATGTCAAGTTGCAAGGGTTGTGGACATCACTTTAGAGGCATCGACTATCATCATAAATCTATTGATAATGGAAATGGTTTAAAGTTTGGAGATGTTATTTGTGACTCTAAACATCATGATGAATCTATTAGGAGAATAAAATGATTTTTATTGGTGTGCTGATGGTCATAATCGGTTGGGTTGGTGAGTTAGATATTGAAGATTCTTTTTCAGATGAAGAGTTTGAATTAGTACAAAGAAATTCTAGAGATGACAAAAAATATCCTTTTAGTAAAGTAAATGCTATTAAGATGTTTAATGTCTCTAGAATTGTAGGTGTAGTATTAGTAATTATAGTATTTTCTTTTAAAATATAATTGCGAAAAATTTAGTATCTTATATGAGACCCCGCTCATGAACTAAAACCAACTCAAAGGAGTAATAAATGAAAACATAGTATGGCTAGAAATAGATAGAAGTTATTAACAATTAAAATAATAGGAGTTTAAAATGTCATTATTAAAAGCAACAAAGAAACCACGTATTACACTTAAGAGTTTGCAAGAAAAAGTTGATTCACAAGCACAGCAAATTAGAGAGTTAGAAGTAGCATTAAGTAATCGAAATCGCCAACTTTTAGTTTCTGAGAGTTCTTTAAACCGATTAGATAAGCTTTATGCCGTTGTGAAGAATGATCGGAGAGTAATTCGGGAAGATAATAAAGATTTGCATAATAAAATTAGTTCGGCATTAATTCCTGAACAAACATTCGCTGCATATCTTAAACGTATTTTCGGAGTATAAAATGATAACTCGCAAGAAAAACCGTATTACTGCTGAGATTGCTGAAGAAATTAAGAAATTAATTATTGATGATTTTACTGACGATGAAATCGCAAATCAATATGAAATCTTACCACAAGCTGTTTATGCAATCCGGAGTGGACGAACTTGGAATGAAAGCAAAGATATGCAACCTGTTAAACTTACAATTAAACGAAAGCATATAGAGCTTTCTGATGAGCTGAAGTTTAAAATGGGAGTAAATCCTTTTCCAGTTATCCATAAAGGAAGGTTTATTGAAATGCGAGAAACGTCATGTAAAATGAAGGGATATGACAAACAAATAATGGGAAGCTCTTTAAACCCCTCTTCACACATGAGGACTTATAATGAAGCTAGATCTGCACCAAACCTGTTTAATTAGTATCTTAATTGGTCTTCTAATGGTTAGTACGACATTACAAGAGAATTCACAATTAAGGTTTAAAAGACAAGAAGTAAAGGTATTACCAAACCAAAAAGAAATAAAATGTCTAGTTGAAAATATGTATCATGAAGCTAGAGGTGAAACATTGTTAGGGGCTGTGTTAGTAGCGCAGGTAACACTAAATAGAGCTAAATTAGCTAATAGCTCTATATGCAACGTAGTTTACAAACCATATCAATTTTCTTGGACATTGCAAAAGAAAAGCATTAAAGATAGAATACGTTATTGGTATATGCAGGATATCGCACTAATGTATCTAAGTGGCTATTATAGTGTGCCTCAGCAATTTAAAAATGTTACACATTATTATAGTCACAAACTAATCAAGATGCCTAGGTGGGCTTCTAGATTAAAAGAAGCAGGAAAAGAAGGAAATCATACTTTCTATACTGCGGAAAAAGAAGTATCTTATATGAAGCAACAAACAATATCAACTCAAAGGAGTAATTAAATGTCTAAAGAAAAATCAACACCTATGTCACAATTAATAATTAAAGATCTTAACAAAGATAAAATTATTACTGTTGAAATTATGGAAACAGCAGCTGCAATAAGTTATAAAATTCATTGGGAAACACGTCATCAAGACAACGAAGATCGTTCAATTGAAATACATCCTATTGGCAAAAGGAGAAATTAAATGAGTTACATTTTAGTATTCTTAGTTTTCTTTAATGTAAATGGCCGTCAGGTGGTTGTATCACATAATGAACCTTATGAAAGTAAGGCTGAATGTGTTGCAGCTGAAAAGTATTTAGAAAATAAACCAAATACAATTCTAGCAAGTTGTATGGAAGTAAAGGAGTAATATCATGAGAGCAATCTTAATTTTGTTAGTAGCTGTAAGTTGTAATGTAGTAGCACAAGAGACTGTGCAACAATCCTCAGCCTACAAAGAGATTAGGATTGTTCCAGTTGATAGTGTAGGTAATAAAATGTACCACCAACAGCAGTATGTAATAGAAGGTAATAAAATCATACCGATAGATAATGTCGGGAATCGTCAATACTTTAAAAAATCTTTCCAACAGGAGAATCAGAATGTTAAAACTAAATAAATCAAAACCATCAACAAATACAGAAGTAGCAATTCAAAACTTAGTTCCAGCTTATTTGTTTACAAGACTATTAGCTGCGTTCTTTGTAGTAATAATGATCTTAGCTGCAGTATCAATTCAATTTATGGCAGACCGCTATATATTGAGTGATGCACAAGCTACTATCGCAAAACTAGAGTACTCTAATATGCAAACCGAAATTGCTTTAGCATCATTGAAAACAGAGCATAAAGAGTTGAAAACTAACTATACAATAGTTAAGACTAAATTTGATAATGCCTTAATCAAAGAGGCTACAGTAGGTGAAGCATTTAGTGTGCATGTATCACAACCTGTAACAAATAGCGTTAAAGTTGGTTATCAAAAAGTAAAAGCTGCTATCACCAATGGCTAATGAGAAAAAGAAAAATGATAAATCTAATTTGTTGGACAGGTTTTTCAATTTCTTAAAACTCTATGCTAAAAGTCCAACTGCAATTGATATGGCTATAGCACGTGGTAAGGCTGATATGGTGATACGTAAGGTAGAGAAGATGTATTCGAGACAGGCTAAGATCGAGGAAGAGTGGAAAGAAATTGAACACTTAGAAGATTTGATGTCGGTAACTGAGCTATATACGCCTGAGTACTACCAATACGAACGAAGACTGCAACGTTTATTGCGGTAATAACTAACCTTCTCACCTAACGGTGGGAGGGTTTAATCTTTATCAATATTTTTTTTTTTAATAACAAGAGCAACGAATGCCTTTTAAAGATCACATTGTCCATATATGGCTTTGTATCTTAAAAGCCATTCTAATAATAACAGCAAACATAATTGGTTTTTATCTTTTAATGTTTATAATAAAATCACTATAGGCGTAATATGAATCTAACAAAACAAAAATTAGTTAATTCAATAGAACGGAGATTAAGAAAGGAAGTCTCAGTAAGAAATCCAGTCAAATTCTTAAAGAATCTTGATGCACTTAAAATGGCAGATATTGCAATTGAAATTGTATATTTGTTCACAAGAAATGTTCGGAATGAAAAGCAAACAATCTTAGCTGAAGTAATTGCTGGTATTGGACATGAAGTTAGAAATAAGCATAAAATTAAAAGAGATTCTGCACTAGCTGCAAAAGCTGGAGCTTTCTTGCTTTACTCTTTTGAAGAGCTTGGTATACTGTATGTTAAATTAGGCAGAGGTGCCAACGCACATGGTCAGTATATTGTTGAAGTGATTAATGAGGAAGCTTTAACAAATCTATGGTCAGAAGTAACTATACAGAAAACTGAGAAGTTACCATCAGAAACACCATATGCACCTTGGATAAGCTCTCATCACGATATTGGTATTTCGTTAGTAAAAACAAATAGCAAATTAGTATTAGACGCAGTAACACCAGAAACACACCCTATAGTTTTTAATGTAGTAAATAAAGCACAAGAAGTAGGTTGGCAAATAAATGAAGAAGTTTATGAGTTACAGTTATGGGCATTACGAAACAAGACAGACGCATTTGCTGAAATTTGGGATCAACAAAACCCTACAGCAAAACAATCTAAGTTAAGAGAAGCTAAAGCGATAAGTGAAATAGCACGTAGATTTATTGGAAAAACATTTTATCATTTATATTCATTAGATTTCAGAGGTAGAAAATATCCTACAACTGCATATTTACATGAGCAAGGTTCTGACTTAGCTAAGGGGTTATTATTAGAAGCTAAAGGAAAACCAATTACTAAACAAGGCTTTGTATGGCTTATGATTAGTATTGCAAATAATTGGGCAGGTGATGCTGGGAGAGAAGATGGTTTAAAAACTGATAAAATACCATTGAATGATAGGCTTTATTGGGCAATGGATAATGAAGAGATTTTATTATCTTATGCAGAAAATCCTAAGGTTAATCAAGGGTGGATGGAAGCTGATAGTCCTTGGCAGTTTATTGCAGCTTGTTTTGAATTAAAGAACTTTAGAAATTGGCAAGCTAGTTTTTTCGATGATTGGGTAAATCCTGATGAGATTGAAAATGAGTTAGAGAAAATGAATATTGAGCCATATGGTTATGTAACATGTCTTGATGGATTTATTGATGGTTTGTAATAGAGCCTTCGTTAAACTTTGTTAATTCGGTGAAACTCCAGAACGGACAATACCGAGCCAAATTACCATCCTTAGATGGTTATAGGTGTAACGACTATTATGTAGGGCAGAAGTCTGCTCGAAACGCAAAGACACATTTAGTGTGTAAGATATAGTCTCCTCTGCATAGGAATATGCAGCTGCGTGGCGGCAAATATTTAAAGGAAATAAATGGAATGGAAATTAATAGAAGATAAGTATGAGGTATCTGATACGGGACTTGTAAGAAGTAATGGTGTTTTAATTTTAAAGACTAGAAAAGATAGGTACGGCTATGAGATAGTGACTCTATGGGTTGCAGGCAAGGCATTGACAAGGAAAGTACACAGACTTGTAGCAAGTGCCTTTCTTGAAAACCCACTTGGGCTAGAAACTGTAAATCACAAAGATGGTATCAAGCTTAATAACTTTAAAACAAATTTAGAATGGGCAACACGTGCTGACAATCATAAGCATGCATTTGAAACAGGCTTACATAGTATCGGTGAAAGTAGAAAGGCTGGGAGGGCTGTAAAGCTTGATAATAAAGCTGTATTAAATATAAGAGGTTTAATAAGAGATGGGCTGGGTAATACTGAGATTGGAAAAATGTTTAAGGTTTCATGCGGCTGTATTTATTCAATTAGAATGAACAAGAGCTGGTCACACATACAACTGCCGCCAAGCGAATGATATGTAACGAATATTATTGAAGATAAGGTCAAACAATGGTTCACAACACTTATCAGCATTAACAAAAGATGAAATTACAGCACCTCATGTCAATCTTGTACCACTTACTTTTCCTGGTGATCTTTACAACTATGTTGGTGATCATGTATGGGAAAGTATTAATAAAGAAATGTCAACTCTTACCAAAGCTGAAATCAAAATATATGAAAACATTATTGATACGCTTACAGATATTAAAAACCAAATCGCTGAGGCACCACTAAAAAGTGATAGGCGAAAGGAATTAATTAACCAGATATTAGCATTTAAAAAGGAAAATAAAGAAACAATAAAAAAGGCAGCTGTAGTATTTTGGAGTAGAATTAGTGATAAGAAGCACAAAAGAAAGATTGTGAAAAGAAATGTAATGACACTACCTTATGGTGGCAGTTCTTATGGATTAGGTCAGCAACAAATAGATGATGCTAAAAAGCATGGCATTGAGTCATTGCTTACTATGGAGCATTCATGGGCTAGTTTTCTTGGTAGAGCTGTGTATGAGGATTGTAAGAGAAGTTTAAAAAGACCTATGCGGTTATTAAGTATTTTTGAGAAAGCAGGTTCAGATGCAGAAGCAAGAAAAGAGTTTTTAAAATGGAATGTACCTGTCACGAACTTTCCTGTAGTGCAACATTATACAGAGGGTAAAGTGAAGAAGGTATGGGTACAATATGGTCCACCTATTGGCGAAAGAATTTCTACTGGATATTTTGAAAATACTTATCAAGTAGCTATTTGCTTTTTAGAAGACCCTATTTACTCAAAACATAAACAATCACAGGGTGCAAGTCCTAACGCTATTCACAGCTTAGATGCAGCACATTTAATGCTAACAGTAGCAAATTCGAAATTCAATGTAGTAACAATCCATGATTCTTTTGGTTGCTTACTGCCTGATATGCCAGAATTGTTTATGGTAGTTAGAGAGTCTTTTGTTCAACTATATGAGGCAGAGCCTTTGGAGAAATTGATGAAAGATATTGGGGGAAATATCAGTGGTGTAGAGATAGGTTCACTAGATGTAAAAGATATTCTGGATAGTGACTATGCCTTTGCATAGTTTCTGGGGCGAAACGGTATGATTATTGGAAATACATTATGAATATTGAAATACTTAAATACAAAGTTAATTTTGAAAATCTGAAAGCACCTGCATATAAACAAGTTTCCATACATGTTAGAGTTGGCACGGAAGAGTATCTAACAACTTTTTATGAGAACATTGCATTAAATGAAGAACTAACACAACAAAATGCAATACAACATATACTTGCTGTTATAAAAAAGGAGTTGATTATGTTACTAGCGGAGTTTATAAATGAAAATAAAACGACTTGAAAGAATTCATCGTGAGCACTACTTCGAGTATTTGTTAGAAGTTGATATAGGCGGTTTAAATTATGGCGCTACTATATCACTACATGAAGATACGAAAGAAATCGATAAGACTGCAAGAGAAGTTATATCTACGTATATAGCTAGAGAAGTTGGCGCTAAAATATATAGTCAGATATCAGAAATATCAATAAAGGAAGTTTAAGTGATAGAACTAAAATCAATAGCTGATTTAGCTAAAATTGAAAATAAAGAAATACGTAACGCATTGACCGAGCTATTAACACCTTGGCTAGGTCAGACAGATTATTCAGCAGAAGATGAAGGATTTGCTTCAGTACTAGAAAGTAAAGAAGAGTATAACAATATTTATTCTTTAGCAAATCCTGACCCAACAGTATGGGATGGTCTGAATTATTTTAAAAAGGAAGAAGTTTATGAAGTTATTATAGGTGCTGATATTGTAGAAGTATACTTCATTCCACTAGAGTTTTTGAATGAAGAACTTAAAGGCATAATTAATGAACAAAGAGAGACAGGCTTTTTAGTTGAATATGAAGATATCAATGATAGAATGAGTAATCCTGTACAACCAACCCGTTAAATTAACCCGAAAGCAGTAAAATCGGAAATCAAAAACATAATCAAGGAAAAATCCAAAATGCCAATCTTAAACAATGTATCACTGTTCTTTGCAAAATTAAATCCAAAGCGTCCAAGCCCTAAATTTAATCCTGCGAACCCTACTTGGGAATTACAATTACGAACTACAAGTATAGAACAACGTGATGAATGGAGAAAAAATAATCTTAAACCAAAATTAATGGTAGCAGCAGAAGATACACCTAATGCTGGTGAATTGCAACTGTCAGAAGATGGTAAGAAACAATGGCGTGTTAATTTACGTAAACGGTCTAAAGACTCTGAAGGTAAACCAGCTGCACCTGTTATTGTTGTAGATGGTGGTATGTCTCCAATCGATCCTGATACAATAGGCAATGGTTCTGTTGGTAATATTCGTATTTTTCAGTATGATACTAAAAATGAGCAAAACCCTATTGGGACTACACTTATGGCTGTCCAAGTCACTAAACACGTAGTATACGAACGTGGTCCAAGTGATGATGATTTTAATATGACAGATACTGAAGTTATTAAACCTGCACCTAAAGCAGATTCTGAGGATGATGATGCATTAGCACCACCTCCAAAGAAAACTTCTCCAACTGTTGATGCAGACGACGACTCAGCATACTAAATAACAAATGACACCGAAAGGTGTCTAATAATTAAAAGGAGATAATGTGCGTTATATTTATGATTTGATTGAAAATGTATCTAGGAAGAGAAAAGCAACATCTACACGACTATCTGAGATCCTAGCTTATTTTGATGTATTCGAAAAAGATTCCCATCATATTTTAGTTACAGATAATCTGTTTCCAAATAGCACTGCGGTTAAATTGAATAATCGTTCTGATATTGAATCTTGGTTAATTGCGGTAGAAAGAGCTCTACAGTGGGCGGATGAACCCGCACCCTTCACTAATAAAAAAACTGATACGTCTTTAAGTGTAGAAAAAGACCATATCAACCCATCACACTACCAAGGTTACTTCGGAGGTATTGATGATATTATACCTGAGTTACAATGGTTAGAAACTAAACAATACCAAAACCATTGGCAGAATCCTGAAAACTTTAAATCAGCGGTATTATTACAAGCAGACAAATATTTAAGTCGCCTTGGCGGAAAAGATGAGTCAGTTCAAGAAATCAAAAAAGGTATTTGGTATCTTCGTTTTTTAGCTGCTTATATCGCTAATGACAATAAACCAATTCGTGTATCAGAAATTCCTAGATTATTAGGGGAGTAAAATGAATGTATTTTATAAAGAATCAGCTGAAAATGTTGAGCTAAGTCTTCATTTAGCACATAAGAAAAGTGGCTTATTTGTTGGTTGTGAGGGTTTGCAGGAATCTCGTAATCGTGCCAGATCTTATACCATTAACGGAAATGACCTTCGGTCAAAGAAACAAATTTTAATTGATATGTTTACTAAATTTAAAGAAGACGAAAATGTCTTAACTAGATTTGATATAAAAGAATTTGAGGTAATATGTGCCAAAATTAGTATTTGATATTGAGACAGATGGTCTTTTGCAACAAGCTACTCGTTGTTGGATTATTATGGCATTCGATTTAGATACTAAGGAAATGCGGTATTGGCTTGAAGGCGATTTAGGTTGGCAAAAAGTGTTTGATGAAGCAACACTATTGATTGGACACAATATCTGCTCATTTGATATACCTGTGTTAGAGAAACTGTTTAAATGGAAACCTAAGAAACATACTGCTGTAAATGATACGCTTATCTTATCTCAAGTTTTAAATTATAAACGTTTTGAATCAGGTAGACATAATTTAGCGGAATGGGGGGATTCATTAGGAGTTCCAAAAGGAGATCATAGCGATTGGTCACAATTCTCTACTGAAATGTTAGTCTATTGCGAACGTGATGTAGAGGTAAACATTAAGGTGTGGGACGTTCTTAAAGTTGAAGCCAAGGCACTTGCTGAAAAACAACCGTATATTAGGACATACCTAAGGGCTGAGCATGCTGTATCTAAATGGGCAGCACAAGCATCTTTAAAAGGATGGCCATTTGACTACGAAAGAGCAACATTATTATTAGCTGAAATGAAAAAGGAGATGGATGAAGCTTTTAATGCGTTAAATAGTAAGTTAGGTTCTAAGACAGTTGCCGTTGACAAGGTAGCTGGTATGGTGGATTTCAAGGAACCTAAATGGATTAAGAATGGGGATTACAATTCTCATACTGCAAATTGGTTTGGTATAAGTCCTTCAACTGGACAAGATGAGGATAGACTTGTGGAAGGTGCTTATAGTAGAGCATTATTCGAGCCTTTGAAGCTTACAAGTGTGACAGACGTAAAGATTTTCTTAAATCGAAATGGATGGGTTCCTCTCGAATGGAATATGAAGATGAATCCCGAAACAAGACAGATGGAAAGGATGTCCCCGAAGATTACTGAAGAGTCTCTAGAGTTCTTAGGTGGTGATGGTAAATTATACTGCGACTTCTTAACAACCAGTTCACGTTACAACAATCTTAAAACTTGGATTGATAATACTGATGAAAACAGTAGGTTGCATGGCGACTGTATGACAATTGGCACTCCGAGTATGCGAACAAGACATTCTATTATTGTGAATGTACCTGCAGCAGACTCAGTTTGGGGTAAAGAAATGCGTCAGTTATTTACAGTATCAACTGGTTGGAAATTTATCGGTGCTGACTCAGCTGGTAACCAAGCACGAGGCTTAGCTTATTATCTTCAATCAGAGGAATATGTTAAGCTTTTGTTAGAAGGAGATATCCATCAATATAATGCAGACAAGTTAACTGAAGTGTTAAGAGATATGAAGATTGATCATGTAGTGCCACGTGGTATTGCTAAGAGAATTCTTTATGCTTTCTTGTTTGGAGCATCTGGTGCTAAACTGTGGGGATATATATTTGGTAATCAAGATAAGACTAAGGGTAATAAATTAAAGAATGGCTTTCAGAAAGCAGTTCCAGGACTTAAAGACTTACTAAATAAACTTGAAAATATTTATGGTAAGACTTCACAGTATGGTGTTGGGTATATTCCAGGTATTGCTGGTAACCGTATCTATTGTGATTCATTTCATAAGTTATTAGTATATCTCCTACAAGCTTGTGAGAAAGCTACATGTAGTGCCGCTGTAATGTTGATTATGGAAAATCTTGAAGCTGAAAATATTCCTTACCAGCCACTTATAATGATGCATGATGAAGCTGACTTTATGGTTCCTGAAGAATATGCTGAAAGAGCTGCTCAAATAGCTAAGAAGGCATTTAAAGATGGTCCAAGATTGTTTGGCATTGAAATTATGGATGGTGAAGCAAAGATAGGAAATGACTGGTATGAGTGTCACTAATAATTAAAATAAAGGATAATAACAATGTTAGTAAAAGTAGGTGTAACAAGAACAAAGGTTTCTCGTCGAGATAATGTTAAATTAGATTTATATCGTGAGTCTAAATACATGAAACACAATAAGTATACACGTCCACATCAAGGTGAGCAAGAAAGAGCACGTCGTGTCTTTAATACGTTCACACGCCCAGAGTTCAAAGCAGCTGGCTTAATCTAAGGAAATAAAATGGCAAAACATATGATATATCGTAGTAATGGAAAATTTCCTGGAAACCAACCCTTCAATGTAACTGCAAAACCTAATAAGACAAAGAAGCATAGTAATATGATTATTTTCAAACCAAAAGAGCAACCTAAAAAACAAAGAGGCTAAGATGAACTATCAGCAAACACTGCTGGTTCGTCTAATGGAAGAGGCTAACGAGTTAGCGCAAGCAACCTCGAAGGCTCTTCTCTTTGGCTTAGACCATTGCAATCCAGAAACAAAAGTCTCTAATGGTGATAAGATTAACGATGAGTATAATGATCTGCTAGGTACTATTGATGAACTGAAAACAACTGGATTTGTTTTAGCAAGCGATGTTGGGTTAAGATTACGAAAACAGCATAAAATCAGACGTTATTCAGAAATATCAAGGGAATTAGGCGTACTTAAACCTACATTAACACCTAATGAAGTTCATAAATTAGTTAACTTAAGAAATGAATTTTTACCTGACAACAGTATGAGAACTATTCTAAACAAAGTCCTAGGCAGATATGAACATGACAAAACCAACCGTATTACTGATTGATGGTGATGTTATTTGTCATATTGCATGTAAAGATAAATGGCATTGGCTTCAGAAACAAAGAAAAGTACCATCAGCACTTTGGGAGAAATCACCACCTAAAGAAGGTTATGAGTTAACAGATGCTGAAGAAATTAAGTACTTGAGAGAATCTTGGAGACATTTGGAAGTGCATCTTCAAACGTTATGTGAAAAGTTATTCATTACAGAGTACTTAGCTGCATTGAAAGCACCTACTAATTTTAGAGATGATTTATATCCTGATTATAAGAAGCATCGCAAAAACAAACCTAATGGCAATGTAACAGTTCAGCTATTACGGGATTTATGGTTAGAAAAGGATGAACGGGCAATTCTTGCGCATGGAAGAGAAGCAGATGATTATCTTCGTATTTGGGCAAAAGAAGTAGAATCTGTAGGCGGTAAATATATTATTGGCTCTATCGATAAGGATTTACGCTGTATTGAGGGGTTGCATTACAACCTTAAGACAAATGAACTTACAACAGTAACACCTTATGATGCTCTTAAACTATATTATGAGCAATTGCTAAAAGGAGATCCAACTGATAATATTCCAGGTTTGCCTAGAGTAGGTGATATTAGAGCAGCAGAAATATTAAGTGCTTGTACTACTGAAGAGGAGTTTCAAGAAGAAGTTATTTTAGCTTATATGAATTCTTATGGAGATGATTGGGAAGATTATTTACTTTCAAATGGTAAAATGATTCACCTTCAGAGCAATGAGAATGATTACTTTAGTTTGAATAACTGGCCTCTTGCTTGTATGCTCAGAGCAAATAAGGTGCCTAAGAAGATTCTGATTAAAAATGAAGTAACTGAAAATCCAGAAGAAACAAAGACAGTTATGCAGGTAGTAGCGTCAGACGATGATGGCATAGGCAGTCTCCGACTTTTTTGAGTGGTTGATAGTGAGGTATCAGACACGTGAGAATTTCAGCCATTATGTTGTGATAGCCTTTAAATTTGATTTAATAGGAAGGTTAATGGAAAGTTTTGTTGAAACTAGCGAGTACATAGCTGTAATCTTTGATAATAAAGGAAATATCTATAAATTACTAGATCTTTTCCATATTACAAAAGAAGGTGCTATTAATCAAGCAAAGAATTACAATCGCAAATATCGTATTTTTGACGATGTTGATGAAGCCGTTAGATTTATAAAGGAGTTTAGATTGGAACAGACTGTAATAGATTTGATTAAAGAAATTGTCACAAATGATTTTAAAGTTGAATTACCAGATGATGTATCTGAAGATACATGTATCAAAGACCTAGGTATTGATTCTTTAGAAGCATTTAATTTACTTTACTCATTAGAACAAGAATATCGAATTAGGTTTAGCCCTAAGTTTCTTCCAATAACAGTTGGAGATTTAATAAATGAAGTTGATAGGCTGCGTGAAATTGAAAAATCCAATATCAACACTATTGCCTCCTGAAGACGACGAAGTAGTTGAAGTCGTGAAGTCAAAGAAAGTTTCATTGGAAGGTGTAGTAGGTAGTAAAGTAAATTCTGCAAACTATACTGGAAACGGTCATTGGTATGCTGAATGGTTAATGGGTAAGCCAGATAAAGTTGGGTTTGTCTATATCATTCGTAATAAAGTAACGGGTCGCTGTTATATTGGTAAAAAGAACTATAGAGGTGCAGGTGTCAAAAACAGGGGAGAGGACTCTAATTGGAGATGGTATATTACATCATCAAAAGGACTCTCAGAGGACATTAAAAAGCTTGGTAAGGAAAACTTTGAATTTATATGCTTAGAAGAGTATAAATATTCAGGAGCACTTGCATGGGCAGAGACATGGACAATTTGTTTTACAGAAGCACCATCAAATCAAGATAAATGGTACAATAGAGATATTGGTGCAGTGAGATGGACAGTTAAAGAGCCGATATCACAACGACATAAAGAACGATTAGAAGTTTTAGTGAGGTTATATCATGGTAAAAAATGTAATTAGTTTGATAATGTATATTTGTTTTGTAATTCTTGTTTGTGTAAGTGTTTGGGAGATTGCACATCAGCCAGTTATGAGTGGCTACGATTATTTAGCACTGTCTATTATTGCTCTTTTCGCAAGCTTTTGGAGTCATAACTTATAATTATGGGAAAAATTGTTAAAAAGAATCAACCATGCATTGATACGATGTGCGGTTCTTCGGATGCTATGCAAATATATGAAGACGGTTCTTCTTTCTGTTTTTCATGTAATGAAGCATTTAATAAATCACAAGTAGAAGCCGGGAGTGCAATGACAGAAGTAGTTAAACCAAAGGTTCAAAATAGTGGATTTACACCTATATTAACACTTGAAGAAGTACAAGAATTTACCACAAGAGGTTTTCAAGATAGACGAATTAAAAAGGATATTTGTGAATTCTTTGAAGTTAAGGTAAGTTATGGTGCAGATGGTAAGATAGACACACATTATTATCCTTATAGAGAAGACGATAATCTCTCTTATAAAGTAAGAAAATTGCCAAAAGTATTTAGCTCAATAGGTGATTTCAAAGGATTATTTGGTAAAGATAAGTTTGGTGGTGGTGGAAAACGTTTAGTAATTACTGAGGGTGAAATTGATGCATTAACAGTTGCACAGGCATCTTTTGATAAATATGGAAAAATTTATCCTGTAGTCTCAATGGGTTCTGCTAGTAACTTAAAACAACTATTATTAGCTAGAGATTGGGTAAGAAGCTTTGAAGAAGTTGTTTTATGTTTTGATGAAGATGAAGCTGGGCAAGAAGCATTGTTTAAGGCAATTGATATTGTAGGTCTTGATAAGGCTAAAATAACTAAGCTACCACAAAAAGATGCTAATAAAGTTTACACCGATGAAGAGAACGGTAGTGAAATTTTGATGCGTTGTATTTGGGATGCTCAGCAATTTAAACCTGCAGGTATTCTAACTAAAGAAGAACTAAAAGAACAGATGCATTCACTTGCAAATGAACCAGCAGTTTCTTATCCTGATTGTATGGCAGGTATTCAAACCAAATTAAAGGGTATGAGAGCAGGACAAATCGCTCTGTACATATCAGGAACTGGTAGTGGTAAATCAACATTAATCCGTGAAGTAATTCTTCATTTATTAAATACTACTGAAGATAAGATTGGTATAATTAGTTTAGAAGAAGCTCCTGGGGAAACCGCTAGAAGTATGTCTTCAATGCAATTAAGCCGCAATCTTGCAAATGAAGAAATATCTGCTGAAGACTTGGATATTGGTTTTGATAATGTATTTGGAACAGACCGTATTATAGTATTAGATCATCAGGGCTCTATTAATGATAAATCGATTGTAGACCAAATGGAATACATGGCATTAATGGGTTGTAAGTACTTATTTATTGATCACATTACTATTCTAGTTTCAGAAGGCGCTTCAGATTTAAAAGGTAACGAAGCAATTGATAAGATTATGAATGATCTTCTGCGTCTTGTTAAGAAGCATCGTGTACATGTTGGTTTAGTCTCTCATTTACGTAAATCTGTAGCTGGTGGTATTGCATTTGAAGCTGGTAGAATTCCATCATTAGATGATATTAAAGGCTCTGGTAGTATTAAGCAAGTATCAATGGATATTATTGGTTTTGCACGTAATATGGAATCTGAAGATGAGCAAGTAAGAAACCATATATTAATGTCTGCATTAAAATGTCGTGCAACAGGACTAACTGGTCCAGTCGAAGGTGCACAATATGATTTTGAAACAGGACGTATGAGCCGTAAGGGTGTACCAAAAAGTGAACAATTTAAACTTGTTCCAGAAACTAAAGGAGAACCAGTAGAAAAAAGTACTACTGTGACCAAAGACAATGAGTCATTATTCTAATTTCAACAAAGGAGAATTAATGCTATGAGCATAGGTCGTATAACACCTAAGTCTGATTTACTCAGACTATTAGATGCAGGCAATACATCGTACGAGAAATTAAGAGTATTTTTCGAGCGATACAGCCCAAGGCATTGGATTCAAAACAATAATAAATAGAAGGTAGTTATGCAAACAAGTAAAACAAAAGGTGTTAGTTATGTTAAGTCTCGTGATTCTTGGAGAGCTTATATTCGTGTAGATGGAATAACATTTCATGTAGGTTATTACCCTACTGAAGAGGAAGCCATACAAGCACGTTTAGAAGTTCTTGATGCAATCAAACAAAAGAGTTTACCACAAGTAGTACAAACAACACCTTTACAAGAAATAGTTACACCGTGGAGCACTGTAGGTTATCTAACATTCAAACGAACGTATGCTAGAAAACTTAAAGAAGATGATGTAGACAGTCCGACAGAAGAGTTCGAAGATACAGTAACTCGTGTGCTAGATGCAGCAGATAATCAACTCAAAGTAGGTTTCAGTTCTGATGAACGCAATCGTTTAAGAGCTTACTTGTTAGGATTAAAAGGTTCTGTAGCTGGTCGGTTCTGGTGGCAGTTAGGTACTAAGACAGTAGATCGTCTAGGCTTAGCTTCCTTACAAAATTGTGCATTCACAGTAGTAGACCATCCAATCGTGCCTTTTACTTGGGCAATGGATATGTTAGCATTAGGTTCTGGAGTAGGTTATAATATACAAAGGGAACATGTTGAAAAATTACCAGCAGTACGCGAATGGTTTAAAGCGCCTACAAGAGTTGACGATGGAGGAGCTGACTTTATTATACCTGATTCAAGAGAAGGCTGGGTCAGGTTCCTTGCAAAGACGCTTAAGGCAGCTTTTCTTAGTGAGCGAAAAGAAAAAGGAACATTTACTTATAGTACACAAGCTATACGAGGAAAGGGTACTCCAATTAAAGGTTTTGGAGGAACAGCGTCTGGTCCAGAAGAACTTTGCTGGGGTATTGAAGAAATAAGTAAAATCTTAATGAAACGCTCTGGTAAGAAAATTCGTCCTATCGATGCTTTAGATATTATGAATATTATTGGTTATATTATTGTAGCTGGTAATGTTCGTCGTTCAGCCCAAATTGCAATTGGCGACCCAGATGATATTGAATATCTGTTAGCCAAGCGTTGGGATTTAGGTGGTATTCCTTCTTATCGTGCTATGAGTAATAACTCTGTAGTGTGTCACGATATTAATGATTTGCATGAATACTTTTGGCATGGCTATGAAGGTAAAGGCGAACCGTTAAAGTTAGCGGCTTAGTGTAGTAATACATTTAGAAAACTTATTTAAAAACGGTGAAAGACTGTAATATTGCAGTTAATACCGTGCCAATTCTTAAAGAAGGGTGTAACGATTATGAGTAACAATAAAGACATTAGCAAGAGACTGTATTACTATTCAACCTTTGATGGTTATTTAGATAATAGAGGTGAAAATCGAAATTCAAGACTA